TGCGCCTGTGCTTGCTTCTGTGCCTAACTCTAATCCAGTTAAACCTAATTCACCATAAGTAGGGCCAGCTAAACCGCCTTCTACTCCAGTCAGACCTAATTCTCCGTAGGTTGGCCCTAATAGCGATGATCCTGCTCCAACCGTTCCTGGAACAGCAAAACTTGCTCCACTTCCTGCTGTAGGGAGAAAAGCGCCACCTAGCTCAATTCCACCAATTGAGCCTCCTGCGCCTGCACCTGTTGCAATTGCGCTTGGAATAGCAAAACTTGCTCCGCTTCCTGCCGCAGGAGTAAAACCACCTACAGCCAATAATTCAGCCGCAGACAATCCTGATCCAGCAGCACCTCCAGCAGCTCCAGCCGTTGCGTAAGATGTTGCTGCGGCATTTGCCAAAGCTGTTGCTTCTGCTGCTGTTGCTCCACTAGCAACTGCTGAAGAAAACGCTGCCTCACCAGCTAAAGCTGCACCTTCTGCTGTTCCGGCAACAGTTGCGCCTTCTGCTGCTAAAAGTGATGGATCTAAATACCCAGTTAAATATGCTACTGCAATAACTGCTGGTAAAGTCCACCCTCCAGGTATTTCACGGTTTACAAAAGTATCAACTTCTGCCAAACCGCTACCAATGGCAGGGCCAGGGTCTACTGAGGCTAAAGCGCTACCAATAGAAGGGCCAGGGTCAATATCGGCTACAGCGCCCAATATTCCACCGCCACCACCATCAGTACCTAAAGCAGAGGAGATTGGATCTGTAATTGCAGCAATAGGATTAAAGCTACCGCCACCGCCTTGCGGCTTAATTTTCTTATCGCCAATGTGCTGAAATGCCATAGCAGGCAAATCAGGTATATCCATTAAAGCGCAAGCTCGGCTGTTAAATCTCATAGTCTATATTCCACTAATATTTGTTTATTTTCAAAGCCAATTCGTTTCCATAACCGAGCCACAGATTCTCTTGCGTACCCTTGAATTTTAGTAGCGCCCATGCCTTTCAGCAAACTTTTAAATTGATCTGATACTGCCCTATCGCTTACAAACTTACCGCCAATTGCCGTTACAAAAGCAATTAAGTCGTTTGGGTAAGGTGAAAGACTAACTACAGCAGCGCCAAATATCTTGCCATTATCTTCAGCAACGAACAATATCCATTGTTTGTTGGTAATAAATACTTTTAACTGGTCTAGATTAAATTCTTCTACACCGCTTAAATCTAAAGCTGGTTGCAAATACTCTGCTATTGCATCCCAATGCTGGTGTATATAAGCAGCATTGAGATGTATTACTTTCATCAGAAGAAGCCGCCCAATAAGCCACCAATACCAGCGCCTACGCCAGACGAAACCAATGGAGAGCCAAAGTTAAAGGCTTGGTTTAAAGCGTAACCGCCCAAACCACCAAGAGCAGCGCCAGTTAGTGCGTTTGTAGTTCTGTTTTCGTACAAAGGCTGCTGAGTTGTTTGAGTACCGTAGCTTCCCATAGGCGATCCATAAACCGATGACAGATAACCCTGTAATTGCTGGTATGGCAACTGCTGACCAAACTGGAATCGAGCCAACTGCTCTTGTAATGGCTGGCCTGCGATAGCTTCTTGCTGTGCGCCAACTTGACCTAATGCTTGAGAAGGTAGGAATTGCTGACCAAATATCTGTGGGGCAGCCAAAGACGCTTGTAGCTGACGAGCCAGATCTGTAGATTGCGCTGAACTTACACCACTAGCAGCCTGCAACTGTGTGCCTAATGCAGCCTGTTGTGCGCCTTGTAAGCCTGTAGCGCCTGCTAAACGGTTTGCGATGTCTTGTTGGGTAAAGCCACCAATTTGACCTAGCAATCCTGACTGCTGGGCAATGCCTTGTGCCTGAGCCTGCTGTAAACCACCTGCGCCAGCCAAACGAGTCTGTATGTCTTGTGCAGACAATCCAGCCAACTGACCGGCAATGCCAGCCTGCTGTGAAGTAGCTGATCTTTGTGCCTGCTCCAATGCACCTGCACCTGCAAGGCGTGTTTGAATGTCTTGAGCAGAAACGCCTGCCAATTGACCCAAAGCCTGTTGTTGCAACTGACGCTCTTGCTGGAATTGTGATCCTGCAAGGTTAGAAGTTACATCGCCCAAAGCACGACCAAACGATTCTGTAGCCGTTCCTAACGCTCTTTCCATAGAACCAGAGCCTAAGCGACCTGATTTGGAGTAAAGGCTAGAGATTCCAGGCAATACTGACTGAGCAAACTGTTGCTCTAATGGGCGTGTAGCGGCCTGCATCATCTGTTGCTGGTAAGGATTAGCGTTTAAGAATCCACCGCCAGCAATATTAGCAAGCTGACCTGTTGCCATATTTCCAAATTGACCGCCTGCTGCCTGACCAAATACTTGTTGTCCTGGTTGTATGCCAGCTTGACCGTAGAGGTTTTGTAATTGTGGCTGTCCAGCAACTTGCATACCGCCTTGTGCAGCTTGCTCGTAAATGCCTGCGCCTGGCTGTGTGCCAGCTTGACCATATAGATTCTGAGCCAAGCCTGTAGCTGGGTTTACAAGTCCACCGCCTGCTACTTGGCTATAAACATCAACGCCTGGCTGGAAACCAGCAGCGCCATAGATGTTTTGGAATAAAGGCTGTGCCTGTGATTGAGCAGTTAAGCCACCTAAAAACGACTGTTGAGCCTGTTGCAATACAGGGCTTTGCTGACGAGCAATTGCCTCTTGTTGTGCAATAGACTCTTGAGTAGCCGCAGAAGGGCTTACAAAGGTTTGGCCTGGAAAGAATGTAGGCTGCTCACCTGTCAAAAATAGACTTTGCGCTCTTTCTAAACCTTGCGTAAGAAACGGCAATAATGCTGGATCAACGCTAGATGTCGATGTAGTTGATTGAACGGCCATAATTTTTCCTTTTATCCTACTATTACATATTTATAGGTCATGCCTGCAACCGTATTAGCTGGATGGCTAATAGTGGCACTTCCGTTAGTTACTGCTGATATATAAGGCTCTGTAAATAAATTGCTTGTATATCCGTTTGATGACAAATAGCTTACTGTTGCAATGATGCTTGGTGTTGCTGGTCTTGTTGGTGTTGATGCTGCGGCAAAATGCTCTATTGATACATTTATGTCGCTTGGCCGCCAAGCTAACTGCACATAATCATCTTTTTGCAATGCAATAAAAAAGTTAAGTGCGCCAATCATGTGACTTGGATTGCCAGCACCTTTTCTTTGTGATATTCCAAATTTGCTATTAGACGCAGTAACATTAGTGCCGTTTTTTACAAACCAAACATCAATAAACTCAGGATCATTTGTTGTGTTTACAAACTGAACCGAAAACTGAATATTGTAGAGTCCTGAATAATCTACTTTAAATTTTGTGTTATCTACAAGGCTTGCGCCTAAAGCGTAGTCTGTAGTGCTAAACGCCATAATATTAACTGCCGTTGTGGTCGTGGCAGTTTGATCTGTGTCATCTTGTACCGCCAAATAAGGGTAATATGCTGCCGCAGATGTATCGTCTGTAGCCATTAACAAAATAACAGAATCTACACCAATACGAGCGTCTGTAATTGTTGTAGTTGCCGCACCGCCTGTTGCTAATGTTACAGCGCCAGTATTGTTGGTTTTGCCATCCATAATGCCATTAACGATTTCAGCAACAGAGCGCTGATCTCCACCAAAAGGCGGTAATCGTCTAAACATTATCGAGTTCCTAGTCCATTTAAGTCTATATCAGTCCCAACAACAGAAGTCCAGCTACCTGTAGGTGTTAATTGTAGACGATGGTAGCGACCTACGCCACGAATACTTACACGGTTTTCTGCATCTGCTACGACTTGCGATCCAAATACGACAGACTCATTTAACAGCCTGCGAGAGATTAGAGCCACATTACCTGATCCATTATCTACAATTGGTTTAGCCATCGTAATTGCTGAAGTAGTGCCAGGCACTTCTATATCGCCTGTTTCTATGTAGGCAGTAGCGTTAGCGCCAGTAAAAGTAACAATTTTTGCGCCATTTACCCCAGCTAGTTGCAATTTACCGCCAAGCCATAATCTGCTATCAAACGAAGTCAAAATCGTTTCTAAATTACCAAAAACATCTAAACCTTCTAAAGTTTCAGCAGGGGTAGATGTGCTTGCAATACGATCTACAGTTGTTGTGCCGCTAGTCCATCGCTGGGTTAAAAAGTTGTAGATTAAAAGACTATCTACCGTTGCTGAGTTGTTGGAGGCATAGGCCCAAATAATTAACTTTTTAGCAGGGTCTACCGCAGCAGACATAAGATATAAAGTACCTTCACTTACATTATCAAAAAAGAAACGGTTTACTTTTTCATTTCCAATTGGGATTACTTGTTGTCCGTCACACGCATAAAAGCCATCATCAGATAAAAAGAAAGTAGTGCCGCCATACTGAATTACTGAGTTTTGCTCATAGCAACCTAAATTACGGCTGATATTGTCAAATTGGAATACTAAAGGGCTACCAACATACGACATACGATGGATTGATCTATCCATTAAAACTAATCCGTATTCGCCACCAGTTACGCCTACTACTGTGCCACCGTCAGGTATATCTTGAAAGTCTGCTTGCGTTGTTGCGCTATTAGTCCATGAACTTTCATCGCCCAAAGCCGACCATTGCACTCGATTTGGGTGATCTGTCTGCACATTGCCAGAAACAACAAAATCACGCACTACCGTTACATACTTGGAAGCAGGAGCATCTGCCGCTAAATCAGCAAATAATGTAGAAGTATTAACATCAAAGCCTTGGATTTTGTCTACTCCATTGGCGGCTATAAGCACATTACCAAATTGGGTAAATCTCCATCTTTCGCCTGCTGCAATATTATATCCGCCTGACTTAGATATATCGTTTAATGATAAATCTGTGCTATCTAACTTAAATAATTTAGTATCACCGCCAGCAAAAATTAAAGAAGCTCCAACAGTTGTTTTGGCTGCAACTACATTATTGAGGCTTTCTGATGCTGCGTCAGAGTAATCAACAATAGTTGGTATTGGCCCATAACCTACAGCTTTAGAAAAGACATTTTCAGCCCTTTGCAGGCCATTAGTAATACCAGGCTGGTCAGGTGTCCATTCCCCAAAAGCAACTCTACTTATAGCCATTGTTTTTCCGTTATCTTGAAGTTAAGCGCATTTGCAACGGCACACCTGAATACTCGCTGTTTTGGTCTGAGTCTTGTATGTTCTTTATTGCTCGATCAAACAATGCTCCCCATGTTTGGCTACGAGCATCGTTAATTAAATAAGGCTCTGCTTCTAAAAGGCTGCCATACAATAAAGCATCGGGATAATTGACCAAGAACACATTTGAAGGGTTTGCGTTTGATAAAACAACAGGCTTTCCATAATAAAGCACCTCAATTGTATAAACCGTATCAGGTTTAGGAGCTAAAAGAATTTCTGATTCTAAAATGGTGTAAAAGACTGGTAGGCCAGACTCATCTGCCCTAGCGTTTCTTGTGAAAGCGCTAGGTGACAGATAGGTTACTGGCATCCGAGGGTTGCCCTGTACGAATACATCACGAATCTCTAAGAAGTCGGTAGGCAATGCAATGGTGGCATCACCGCCAGTTGTTGCTACTGTAGCTATTTCTAACATTTGCCGTGTACGCAATTCTCTAGCAAGACGAATTTCTGCAAAGAGAATAAAGTCAGGAATTACCGCAGTCAAATCACTCCGACCAAGGTAATTTGCAACTGATGTCTGCAAATCAGAATAGGTTGTATACGCCATTATGTTTTCTCTATGTTTGCCCAGCTATAACTATATTGACCTATGTGCTTTATCCCCATAGATAAGTCATGGTCTACCCAAGTATCAATGCCTGCGTCTTTTGCCTTAATGCAGAAGTAAATATCTTCACCCAATATCTTGTTATTGGGCAACTGCTCAAAGTAAAAATACGGTTCTTCTAGTTTTTTAAATACACTTGCTTTAATCATCATTACACCGCAGCCTATACCGTCAGCCTTGCTTATGCCAGTAAGGTTGTTGGAGTAAATTGGCATCCATGTGCAACTGCCATCTTCTTCAATCTTTAAGTTCTTAGCCGTAGGCATTACTGGTTCTGACCTAGTAGTAGCGTTTACCCCAATAATGTCTTTATTATGCTTTAGTAAGTGCATAATCGTGTCTTTAGGAAAGCGCATATCTGCATCTATAAACACAATGTAATCGCATTTAGCTGCCAACGATGTTTTAACTAACTGATTACGCTGGTCAAATATCAATGTGCCAGCAGCCGTATAAATGTCTATATCGTGCTTAGTCGTTTTAACCATGTAGCCAACCATTGCGGCTAAGTCAAACGCTGTTGCAACTTCCATCTGCCCTCTGGCAGGAATACATATAGCAAATCTCATACGACACCCCCACGAGTACGAAACACTCTGTTCTCTGGGTCATTTAACCACTTCTTTAAGCCTTTAGGGTCAATGATGTAATAGCCACGCATCAAGCCTTTTGTGTTCAGATCGTTAATGATCTCGGTAGGCAATGTAGCAATATGGTTCTTAGCATCTATGAGGTTATCGCCCCAGCCCTTGCCTGTACTGTTTTCTGCATACTTAGTCTTTGTATATTCTACAAAGTCGCTCATATCGGTAACGGACTGAATAATTAGGCCGCCTTCACCGTCATCGTGCGCTATGCGAGTAACGCCATTTTCTACATCAATTATCTTTTTCAAATCCTAATCCACCTATCAGGTATTAGGTCGGTAGTATCTAAGCCATTGGTAAACCAATCTCT